GTCTGATGCTGACATCCACACTCCTCCTTGCATTTCTTGTGCATAGTTAAAGCTCGCTTGAACTGACCAGTCTTATTCAGTTCACCACCTGTCCTACATAGATCACAAATCATTCTTCCTCCTTTACCTCTTCCTCTACCACCTCTGGTACTGGTTGTAGTATCTCTGTTGTAGTTATTACTCCTTCTGGTACTGGCATTAGATCTCCTTTACAAAATTAAAGTTAGTACCCAAAAAAGTAAATGTAAATCCCTTACAGATTCCATACTCATCTGTATCTGTTTCATAAAAATATAGTCCAAAGAAACCTTTGAACCAACTGTCTATATAGTTATCCTTACCTTCATACTCGTACATTATTGCTTCTCCTTTAGCCATTGTGTTAGGTCTTGGATTACCCAAGTCTTTTCTATTCCTGCGTTTCTTCTTTTGTATAGTACATAAGATAAAGGCTTATTAATGCCACGATGCTTAGCGTAATTAATAGCTTCTGTTTGCGCTTCATCCCAAAACTCCTTTAGGTTTAACTTCTTAGTATTCTTTAACTCAAAGATGTAGGTTTCACCGGCAACTATAACTACTAAATCTCCCTCATCCTCTGCTCCTGATAAGCGCAAGCGTTCAGCTACTGCGCCCATCTTCCTAAACCATTTCATTACATCAACTTCAAACTGTGAACCCTTTTGTTTATTGTACTTGGCTGACATTTAGCAGGGCATCCCTTCTATACATCTGACCTAGTGCATCAGAATCAGATATCTGACAGACACCATAGTTAACAAACAGACTAACAAAGTCTGAGCCATCTGCTGTGTGTGGACCAAACCTATTCTTAACTACTGCCACCTGTAACTCGCTGTGATGTGGCCTGTAATTATAGTTAAGGGTAAGTATTAGTGCAGGTAGTTGAGATACCTTACCGTGAATAGCCCTGCGGTGAGGTGGTTTATTCTCTTTACCATATTCAGTTTGCTCTGAAACGTGGTGCAATACCATCACACAAGCCTCTGTCTTACGAGCCATATCGTGGAAGTCCACCATAATAGCTCGCAGTCCTGCCCATTCATTATCAGATTCAGCAACCACATTCATTAAGTTATCAACAACAATCAACTCTGGTGGAACACCATAGAGTTCAACATAAGCCTTGATCTCTAACTCAATATCATCTAGTGATGGTGATGAGTCAAAGACAAACTGTATGTTGGACATATTCTCTAGGTGCTTATCGTAGTAATGACGGTTACTAGTTAGGTTACCCTCCACCAGTAGTTGACTGTGTCCTGATAGGTGAGAGGCTGCTCTCATCATCACTGTTGCTATATCAGTATCGGCTGAGAAAAATAAAGTTGGAACCTTTGCTTTAACTGCATAGATAAGAGCAAACATACTCTTACCAGCATTAGGTGCGGCGGCAACCATACACACCTGACCTCTACGGAATTTGATCTGCTTCTTAGCAAGATCTTTCCATACATCAGGTAATGGTGTTGCATTGGTATTACTACCACGCCACGCTCTATCTATGTTAAGCAACGTGTTCCTCTCTAGGTAAAGCTATACCTCTACGACTTCTGATATCTTTTCTTTGATTAGCAGTAAGACCGCCCCAAATACCAAAGCGTTCTCTATTGATACCCCACTCTGCACACTCTGCAAGATGGGGACAAACCTTGCAAACACTTACTATTGTTTTAGTATGTACTTTATCTTCAGCATCCCTTTCAGGATAAAAAAATTCTGTACCTACTTGTGAACAAACTGGGTTCTCATAGCTCCAAGGAACCCGCATAGTTTATCTAATCCAGACAGTCTCACACTTGTCTACAGCACCTTTAGGTGCAGCACACATCCAGCCTTTCCAAGGACCTTTCTGTCCTACGCCTGAACGAAATGCCATTGAGCCGTGCTTGCAATCAGGAGCAGCAGCATCTGTAGCTACAGCAGTACCGCCTAATGCTTTCTTAGCATAGGCAACTGCGCCACCTGATGACTGTGCAGTGGCACCAAGAGCAGTGCCAGTTGATGTTACTAATGTTGATAGATCAGCAATTGAAGTTAGAGATGTCTCTAATTCAGCCTGACTAGTTGCATAAATATTTACTAAAGTTCCATCACCTAACTTGTAGTTGATCTGAAACTTTGTGCTTTCCGGTGCAGCCATTTACTTACCTCCAGTATGTTTGACAGTTAATCGTATTGATTCCTGTCCTTGTTTTTTTGGTACAAAACCGAGAAGTTTCTCAACCTCTTCGGTATCTACTGATTCTCTACCACTAACAGTGCTCCACAAAATAGATACACCGCTATTAGTATTACCAGTAAATCCTTCTAACGCAGCTTTTAATGACTCGCGTTCGTTAGTCAGTTCCTTTATCTTTGCATCTAATTGTAAATACTTCAAGGCAGATGTATCCACTTCAGGATTATCTATAAATACTTCATCCTCCTTGATACGTTCTTTT